GCGGAAGAATTAGGCGCCCTTGAATCATTACTTCACAAAGCTGCTGATATTATTAAGAATCGCAAAGGTAATTAAAACGCCTATGAAACTCAATGAATCTATTAAAAAAGTCCTCATCAAAGAAGATATCAATGACGTGCAAAAGGCCTTTGTTGCCTTTAAGGAGTTCGATACTCAAGAAGCTGAAGACTTCTTTGAGAAGTTGGCTGAATTATATGATGATCTGTCCCACAATCCATACGGCAAGAAGGATAATTGGTCGTCGACGATCACTCGATCGGCAGTCGAGGAGCGTAGATTGAAAGCTGAGTTTTACACTAAACTCTCCGAGCTCTGCGATAAAGCCCGTGAATTACACAGCAAGTACGATCCTCAAAATTGATCGATATACGTGGCGAGTAATAATTCCATTTAACCATTCAATCAATCCCATGGACCAACATCCATGGGATTTTTAGTTTACACTTTGAATAAATAGAATACACGTGAAAAGCTTTATTCAATTCGTTCTCTCTGAAGGTGCTGGCCACCTCACTCATGTCGAGGACTCGGTCTTATACTCCGGCTTGTCTGGTGCTAAGAAAGCTATTCAGACTTTAAAGACACTTCGCGACTCAATGCTCGGCAAGAATAAGAAGTCGATGTCCGTGTCGGTCAAGTGGGATGGAGCGCCAGCAATCTTCTGTGGCATCGATCCGGCGGATGGTAAATTCTTCGTTGCCAAGAAATCAATCTTCAACAAAGTCCCGGAAGTGTATAAGACTCCTAAGGATATCGACGCGGCCATCGACTCCGGTGATCTTAATAACAAGATGAAGGTTGCTCTGGCCGAATTGTCTAAGCTGGGTATTCGAGGAATCATTCAAGGCGACATCATGTTCACGGAAGACACAGCGCGCCGCCAGACGATCGAAGGACAGGAATATATTACATTCCATCCAAATACAATCGTCTATGCCGTTCCGATCGATTCGGAGATCGGCAAGAAAGTATCGGTGGCCAAGATCGGCGTAGTCTTTCATACGTCATATGCTGGTAAGATTGGCTCTCTTGAACCGATTCCCGGAATAAATGTGAAGACTATGAAGCAAGTTCCATCGGTCTGGTGGCAGACGGCGGATCTCAATAGCACCAGCGCTCCAAATATAAATCCTGCAGATCTGGCTCAGATCGATAAGCTTCTGAAGCAGGCCGATCAAACTCTCTCCAAGATCTCTCCAAACACACTGAATGCCATCGAGGCGAGCTCGGATCTGGCTCAAGAACTAGAAACCTATGCCAACTCCAAGGTTCGCTCTGGCCAAGAGATCGGTGATCCGGCCAAGCACGTAGCTGGCTTGATGAACTGGATGAAGGCTCGCTTTGATAAGCAAGAAGCGGAGAAGAAGACGTCTAAGGGCAAAGAAGCCGTGGATCTTCGACGTCAGGCTCGCATGGAGTTCTTCGCCGGAGACAACGTGAATAACTTGGTCCTTATCTTTACGCTCCAGCAGATTCTGGTTGATGTCAAGAAGCTTTTGATTTCGAAGCTGAATCAACTTGGCGGCGTGAATACTTTCCTCAAGACTAAGGCCGGATATGAAAAGACTGGGCAAGAAGGATATGTGGTCGGAGATCCGATGGGTGGCAACACGGTAAAGCTTGTCGATCGCCTTGGATTTTCGAGGGCCAACTTTAGTCCAGATGTCGTCAAGGGATTTTCTAAAGACCGTTAATGAATGATAATTGAGAAGTTGTTTGTATAAATAACTTCATGCCATCGATATGTGTAGTTCCTTTGTTGGATCACAAATAAGCCGGATTGAATCTATAGAAGTATAGTAGATCTGATTTTAAAATACATGCCTAAAGAAATTCTATTTACATTCCGCGAGTTCACGGAGCTCCTAGAAGCCGAATATCAAAATCGAAAGGTTGAATTAAATAAACCTTTTCGTACGTCAAATGGACCAAAGAAGTTTGCCGTCTATGTAACTAACGAAAAGGGTAACGTAATCAAATTGGGATTTGGAGATCCTAATATGGAAATCAAGCGGGACAATCCGGGTCGACGCCGAAACTATCGCGCGCGCCATCACTGTGAGAATCCTGGTCCTAAATGGAAAGCTAATTACTGGAGTTGCAAAATGTGGTCTAGTAAACCAGTTAGCAAGATAACAAAATAATTTCCTCTCTTCAAACCCCGTGGACTAACCTCTATGGGGTTTTTTATTGAACCTGCAAATCGTATAAATACGAGTATATCTTATGGGAAACACGAATTCAGGTAGCACATTCAACGATCGTTTGCCGGTAGACTATACACTCGATGACGTCGACGATGACGGCCTAATCAATCTACAAACCTACAAGCGACGTCGTCCTCTTCGCGAAGCCGGCCTTCCCTATCGCAAGGCCAATTCTCGTCGTGTAATCGAGCGCGCTGAGCGGCGAAGGTCTAGAGCCTATCATAGTCTATCGAGTAAGTTGAATGAAGCCTCTCAGCAAAATTCAGAAATGACCGCGAAGAAAGAAACCCTGGATAAAGTTTGGCTCAAACAGTTTGAAGTTTGCACGTCCGTGGATATTCCGCTCGATGGATTCAAGAGCACGAAATACAAAAATGAAATTCGGCATCTTCTGAATAATTTATTCTTTAAGAACCTCGATCCTCAGATCCCCGCACTGACAGCTTTGCGTAAATTAAATTCTCTGGATTCGGCCACTTCGGCTCTAAATAAAGGCATCGATCTCCTCCGTGCGGCCGCTGGTTCGGCTTTCTCAACGTTCTACCAGTATGGAAAAAATAATGCATTTGGCCCTGGCGAGGTTCTAATGTACTACCTGATCGATGGAATTACTCTGGCAGGCACGGACTCATCTGGCGATTTAGCTCTGGGTAAAACCTCATATGAGGTCAAGGCCGTGGTTCGGACCAATAGCGGTTACTTCAAAGACTTTCGCATCTCGATCGAGACGGGTGAGGTGATTAAGAAAATTATGAGTCTTTGCATCAAAGCCAATATAACTCTTCCCGCGGGACGTGCAGGTGAATCGATTCCTTCATCGGCTTTGGATGAGCTCCGCGCGAGTAAGTTCAAAGCTGAATATGCTAAGCTCGAGCTCGAGTATGCAACCCTGGCATATAATAATTATTTCAAGAAACACCCCATAGTTTTTATGGATACGAACGACTCCGGCGGCGGCGGGAAACTCGGGCGTATTCTCGACATTATGGACGTGAAAGCCAAAGACGTTGTGATCGATCGTATTTCACAAGGCAAGCCAAAACCGATGGTTAAAGCTAGGAATTGAGATTTGAATATGGATCACATTAAATCATTTCGTCAGTTCCTCGAGGCGACGGTCAAGGAGATCACCGTCACCTTTGGTCGCTTCAATCCTCCCACGATCGGCCATGAAAAGCTTCTGAATGCCATGGCGTCTAGAGCGGCCGGTGGCACCTATAAGATCTACGTCTCTCAGTCTACAGACGAGAATAAGAATCCTCTTCATTACTCTGAGAAGATTAAGCTCATGCGTTCTATGTTTGCAAAGCATGGTCGTAATATCATCGAAGACGAGTCCATCAAGACTATCTTCGACATTGCCCAGAAAGCATATAAAGATGGATTCGTTCGTTTCGTTCTGGTTGTAGGTGAGGATCGAGTTGATGACTTCTCGAATCTGCTAAAGAAGTATCAGGGACAGAAGCAGAAGAATGGCAGCTTCTATGACTTTCCTGGTGGCATCGATGTAGTCTCGGCCGGCGATCGCGATCCAGACTCGGACTCAGTCGAAGGCATGTCGGCTTCTAAGATGCGTCAGGCTGCACGCGACGGAGATCTGAGATCCTTTTCAAAGGGCCTTCCAAAAGGATATGATGATTCAATCTCCGTGTTTAATCTTGTTCGTAAGCGCATGGGATTAAAGGAAACAGTCAACTTTCGTGAACACATTCAGCTCACGCCTCAATCCTCTATTCGCGAAGCCTACGTGCGCGGAGAGATCTTTAATGTTGGAGACTCTGTTCGCCTGAAGGGAGGCGAAGTTCTGCAGATCGTTGAGCGTAGACCTAATTTCCTAGTCACGAATGATTCAAAAAAACGTTGGCTTCAAGACGTGGAGCCTATTCAAGAAGGTTGGGCGACAGATTCCTATAAGAAAGTCGGCGGCAAAGGATTGCTCTACATTGATAAATATGAAGAACAATCTGAGCTCACCAAGTCTTCGGACATCAAGAATGCTCTGATCAATCTAGATAAGCTCGATGCCAAGTATGCCGATTCTTTTAAGGTATTCAAAAATCTAAACGGCGCCGTAGCATTCAAAGAGATAGCTTACGTTCCATTCTTTCATCTAATTTAATAAATAATAACATGAATTTAATCGAATCACATACGCAGCTCAATGAAGAAGACTTGAAATGGACAACAGTCGATCCGGATGTAGGTACGCAGGAAGCAGTTCTATCCAATGGTTCGAAGTTTGTTATTTTCAATTTAATGAATAAAATCACGGTGGTATATTATACAAAGGATGCCAAATCTGGCAATGAAATCTACCACACGCCGGCCGGTGTTCCCCTGGCTTTCATGAAAGCAAAACAAGCAGCAGCAGAATTTCTCGGAAATAAGAAGATTAAGAATACTAAAGATGATGCGGCAGAATCGACAGATGATGGAGCAAAGGACATTGATTCGAAGAAAAATGAATCGATTGAATCGAAGAATGACGAAATTGCTCTCAAGGCTACAGACAAGCTTGAAGTCAGGTATGGTTCGCTCTTCGTAAACGGAAAGCCTTTCGAAGCCTCTGATCCCGATGAAGCCGTAGATTGGCCGAAGTCTATTGATTCGGATGGGAAGTTAATTACGTGGTTCAAGGGCCGTAAGTCGATGGAGAATAAGTGGTCTCCCGAAGAAATTCGAGGACACTACATCAATAATTCTAGAGAGGTAAATGAACCGAAATCTGAGATTTCTGAACGCGCTATCAAAATTGTAGGTCTGTTAACTCGCGAAACTGATCGGACTATCATTGAGAGCTTCTTGAGATTAAATTCCATTGAAGGCCATGAATCCGAACTTCTGATGATTGAAACGGCTTTTAAGCGATTCAAGAAGAAGCTCAACGAAAGTGACGGAGTTTATGAAGAGGCTATCAAACCTAATCCATACTTCGATTATTCGGTTTTTAAGATTCGACATCTCGAAATGTATCCTGGCACCGACGAAGTGAAGATAAAGGCGGCCTTTGAGAAATATAAAACATTAGCGCCAGCCAACGTCGACGTGGAAAATACTAAAAAAATATGAGCACATCCTTGGAAAAAATTCGATTGGGGTTTATCAAGCTCAATGAAGTACTTAAGTGTGAAGTGAAAGTTAATGAAGCGATCGATGATAGGGTTTTCAGTGAAGATTATACCGGCCCACGATGGACGTATGGACTTCGCAATCGACCCATGGGAATGGGTGCTCAGCCAAAGGGATTCATCATTGGAAGCGACGGCCCTCCGGAAGGACGAGCCCGGCATGGAACGATTCAATATCCAAGAGAACTGACAAAGGATGAATTGTATGACTTCGAGCTGGAGCTAATTTCAGGACCGAAAGTTAATGAAGCCAAACAACGATTAGACTCTAAGTGCTGGAAGGGGTACCGTAAGAAAGGCACTAAGATTAAAGGCGACACGCGTGTTAACAACTGTGTAAAAGAAAACTTAGCGGGCAGTAAGAGTGATAGCAAACACCGCGGGGTGCCTACCAAATCTACTGCAACACCGAAATCAAAGTTAATCGAAAACTTGATCGAAGAATATAAGAAATCAAATCAGAGTCGATTCTCCGGGAAATCCGAATCTGCTCGAGTAAAAATGGCCATATCGGATTTTAATAGAGCAAATCCTCGAAAGAGAGAGCAGGCCCCTTTGACTGAATGCATGGACGGCGGAAAGGATAACGATTCCATGGAAATAACTCGTCTGGAACTCGACGAGATCGCCGATATGGCCGATGATCTCTTTGCGGCGCTGCCGAATTATCCCGAATTTCCAGCCTGGGTTGGACATAAAATCGCCGCTCTCCATGCGGGACTTCAATCGGTCTATGATTACTATCTATTGCAAACGAGTAAGGGAAAGACGGAATCTCCGGAAATGATATGTGTAAATCCTGCAAATCCGAATATTACAAATATTCCTCTTCTTCCAGTTCCTTCAGCAGGAATTTAGCAACCTATAAATACTTTAAATAACAATAATCTATTATGTTTTCCGATAAAATTACCAAATCAATTGCCCTCGCCGCCTCTCAAGTCATCGATGAATCGGCTCAGAAGCTTAAACCGAAAGTCGTAACTACTGAAGGCCATACTGCCGATCATATGGCCGGCTATACGGATGATGATGCCAGCGATGACGATAAGTCTTCGGAAATCTCCGTTGGCTCAGAGCTTCGCGTCAATGGAAAGCTTTGTACTGTCAATGAAATCATTGGTAATACGGCCTATTGTACGGATGAAGATGGTGAAGATATCGAAGTCGACGTCTATGGCGACTGGGATCTGGTTTCGGAAGGCCACATGGCCGGCCACGTGGCCGGCAATGAAGACATCTCCGTTGGCTCATGGCTTCATGTTGATGGAAAGCCTTGTATAGTCGATGAAATTCTCGGTGATACGGCCTATTGCACGGATGAAGATGGTGGAGATATTGAAGTTAATTTACGCGGCAGCAATTGGGATCTGGTTTCGGAAGGCCGTAAAGCGACCAATCGGTCGAAAGAGATGGTTATCGAGGCACTCAAGGCAGACAAACCAACCTCTGAATGGATTAACGATTTTGTAAATTCCAATGAAGCTAAGTTCAAGGGGAAATCTAGGGGCGAACGTATCAACATGGCTATGGCAGCTTTTTTCGAAGCTCAGAAAGCTGTTAATAAAACCGGTTCGACGGTGCGAGAAGGTATCGAAGAACCTGCGGCTGGCGGTGAAAAGAAATTCAAAGCCGCCCATCTCATCAATAAAAGTGCTAATGTAAATCAAGATGATCAGTCTGGAATTGAGGCCATGGGAGATTGTAAACCGAAGTTGCCCATGGGCACTAGCTTTTCCAAAGCCGAAGATATTGATGGCGAAAAGAATGATCTGGCCAATGTTGCGGCGATTAAAGCTTCGGCCAAGCATGCAACGGCTCCTTCGGCTCAGGGGAATCCTAAGATCGATGAGATTGACGGAGAGAAAACTGAAATTAAGACTATCGCGGCAATTAAAAAATCCGCGTCTAGAAACGCCTCGGATCCCAAGGCTTCTGGTTCTAAACAATCTGGTGCCCAGTCCGCCGAGAAGGTCGCTAACACGGCTCCCTCCGGAAAGCTTGGAGCCGATGAACCTAAAGCCAAGCAACGCTTCTCGGAACCGATGCCCAAGCGTTTGAAAGAAATGGCCATGACGGCACTTCTCGGTGAAGATGCGGATGTTATGACTACTTTCGATAAGCAATATGCCAATGACCATGCTGAATCCTTGAAGCAATTGATAGCCGGTCGAGGAACAGATGGCATCGATGTTGAGCTCATGCCTCAGTTCAATCATTTCATTGCCAGTTATGGCGATGAACTTCGAAAACATTTTAAGCTTCCGCCTCTCGAAAATAACAAAGAAGTTAAGACGGTAAAAGAAGATATAGGTGAAACTAAAAGTTCTCGACTCGCCGATCAATGTGAAGAAGCCGCTTCGCGTGTTGCCGGTTTGATCAATCGAAAAAATGAAGCTCCTCCTGGAATTCAAAGCAAGATTGAGCAAGCTCAAAGACTTCTTTCGTTTGTGGCTGAATGGTTGGATAATGACGATCGGCGCAATTTAGAGTAACGGTGAAGAACAGTTAAATTCCAATCATGGCCCACACTCTCTATCAAACAATTCGCGACGTCTGGCTCTGTGAGAGCCGCGGTTATGGTGGATGGCTCTCTCCTTC